CTTTCGCATCTTTTAAACCATATCCCTTTAATCTGGATATAGTATCATTAACAAAGCTATATTCCATAGCTAAACTCACAGCTATATCTGCTATATAAGTTAAATTCATATTTATGAAGTTTTTTTCGTTTAAAAACCAAGCCTTTATTATTTCCGGGAATGGTTTTAAGATGTATATGTTTACTTTAGGTTGTTGCTTAGATAATGTCATTTAGTCTGCTTATCCATTTTTGCGGTTTCTTCTTCCGGATCTCCTAAAGCCTTCCTTAATCTTATACTTTCAACTAAAACATCTTCAGATATCTCTTTAATTAAAATCGTTTCTTTTCTAATTATGATGGTTTCTTCAAGCATTTTGATACTAATATTTAGGATATTTTCCGAAATCTTTAAAATTCTCCAATTTATCCAGGTTAGGAATAAAGTGAGGCTTCCTAAACATATACTAACTAATAATGTACCTAATACAAACGAATCCATATTAATCCTCTAGTGGGGATATTCTGCTTTATCTGGAGTTTCCGTAGTTGGTTTATTCTCTTCAGTAATAAGATTATCTGTTATCATGTTAAGCACGTCATGTAAAGCGTTTTTCCACTTAGTCTTATCAAAGTGGGGGGCTGTCGACTCCTCAAAATTTATATTATCTTCAACTTCTTTAAGAGAAGGCATCCTTCCATGTCCCTTCTCCATAGACGAATCTACATCTTTTGTTACCCAACCAAGATTTAAAATCTGTAAGGTTTTTCCCCTTCTGTGGAACTCCCTATAGTTTTTCTTGGTGATTTTGGGTATCCCTATAAAATGAGCTTGTATTTGCAAACATTCTTCAATTGTCTGGGGGTTCGGTATATTATTGTGTTGTGTCATCTTTCTGTTCTTTTGACTTCTCTAATTCTTTAAAACTTTTTACTTCTTGGAAATTCTGTAAACTAAAATCTATCCCACTGGTTAAGTTATCTATAAAACTCCTTTCTTCCATACTATCAGCTAATATTGCTGTGTATATTTTACGTAAAAGATTGTATCCTACTAATTCCTTATTTATCTTCACAAAAGACTGACAACATTCTCTGAGTAGATATAAATCTGCTATATTAAAAGAAAGTGTGGCTTCTTGAGATGTGTTAACCGGATCTGTAGCAATTAAAACTCCCAGACCAATTGTTTGAATTAAATCTACTGGTACTGGAACGCCAGCACTAGGCATTAATTGTCTGGCAGGTATATGCATCTTACCGTGTTCAGGGGTGTGTTCCATTAATAACGTTATTGAATCACTTAGATATAGTAATTCGTTTTCTGTTAATGTTAATAATTTAACTTCAGATAAGATTTCTTCTTCGTCTTGATAATACTCTTGATTAGGCATAGGGCTTTTCTCCTATCTGTATAAAACAGCGTCTACAAAGAAAAACACTTTTCTGCATTGAATTATTAGCCTCCCACACTTCTATAAGGGGAGGATCTGCCTGGTGTCCCTTTAATCTACATACCCAGTGTTTTAAATTAACCATAATATATTATACTAAAACTTCTTATCATTACGGAGATTAATGTTTGTTTGGTCTTCTAACTCTCTAACTCTATAAGTTAAGGTATCTACCTTGTCCATGAGTTCAATATGCATCTTTTTAATCTCTTCATAAGATTCTCTAAACTCATCAGACATTTGAATTAGATACTGCATAATGTTTGACATGGAATACCCCTTAACTTATTTTAAGTTAAGTATGCCTAATCAGTCAAACCTATTAATAATCGTAATTACCGTACTCTCTAGTATCGGCATATCCACCCTTTCCTAAATCTTCTAAGACTTTATTAAAACTCTGGTGGTCTGACATTATGCTACGCATTTCGTTTTCTATAATCGCCTGTTGTTTTTCAATATCATCTAGGCGGTCATCAAAATCTTCAATTGATTCCCAAACATCATCAAGGTCTACTTCAGGGATTTCGATTTGATCTACTATAATTTTAAGATTCCCTAAATCAGTTTCTAATACTGCAATAGAAGTGTCAGTCATAGAAGCCTGCATCTCAGCAACCGCTATGTCGAGGTTATTAACAGTAGAATCTAAGGTTGCTACATACCAGATTATCCCGAAAGCCTGGGCAACTATTATTCCAATAACTGCTATAGGTAATTTAATCTTTGTGAAGTCCATTTATTTTGCTACCCACTTAATACCAGCTTCACGTTCTAAGGCTTCTATACGCTCTTTTAAGCCAGATTTATTCCATGCTGACCCCTTTGAGTCCAGAAAGTTGTAAATTAACTTCTCAAGCTCCGCTGAATCCATATTATCACTTTGGGGAATATCGTTTATTGCATACCATAGATCATCAATAGCATACCAAAGAGATGAGTCATCGTAATACGGAATATCCATTAACACATCAAATCTATAACTCATATCCTCAAATTGCCAGTTCAATTCATCAAGTAGCATGTGAAGCTGATTTACTTCTTCCCAAAGTGGGTAATCATCATAATAACTCCCACCCCCACCTGAAATATATGTATCACCACCTGTAGTTACTTTGGATTCAAGTTCACTAACTCTAAGTGTTAGAGGAGCTAAATCTATACCTGTGTCTTCCTCCAACTTTGTTATGTTAGCTTTAATGTTATCTACTTCGGATTGTAAAACAGCAACAGAAGTTTCTGCGGTCTTCTGTCTCATCTCTTCAACGGTTGCATTTAACTGACCTACCGTACTATCCAGGGTGGCTACATACCAAATTATTCCGAACGCCTGTGCAATTATAATCGCAACGACGGCTATAGGGATTTTCATGTCTTGTAAATTCATTACTCAGGAATTACTATGTTGTCTATAAGTTTTATTGCGCTAGTACTAAACTCTTTTAGTTCCTTTACAATTACTTTTTTCTCAGCCATAGTAATCTTTTTATCTTTCAACGCAGCCCCAAGAGCTTTTATAACGTCCATCCCCTCTTTTAAAACTTTCTTACCTTGAGATGTTTGCCCTGAATTTAACTGAACAAACGTAATAATTAAACTAATTATATTCATAATAGATTCTCCTTATCTAAATCGTCGTCTTCACATAAACACTGACCATTCCCACAAATACAAGATGATATAATTTCTTGAGAGCAGTCATAACAGTCACAATCGCATACGCATAATGTTTCTATACATATGCATTCGCCGGTTTCTACACAGTCACAATCGTTATTCATTAATGTCATAACAACAACCTCATTCATTTTCCAGGACTTTCATTCCCAAAGCTATTACGCCACCTATTGTACCTGTTGCGATCTCCGGCATACCATTAGTAGCCCCAATATAAGCTAAAACTCCTAAGACTAAAATAGCTAAAAATATTTGTGGTCTAAATTTACCGATAAATTTCATTTCAGTCTTCTTCCCTTAAACTATATTAAATTATTCTTTTAGTGCTTCTGCAATCTCATCCCGTTTTTTAGCTCCGGCACTACCTTCTGAGAAGTCTTCATAACCTTGCTTTTTAGCTTGCGCTGTTGCAATCGCAAAAGGATTATTCTTTACATCTAATTGTATTATACCCATGTAATTACTTTTTTTCTGGAAACAGTTTTCACACATACATGAATCTTTTACTAAATGTTTGGTTTGATTTAGTGGGTCATTTTTTACCCAGTCATTAAGGAAATCAGTCTTAGAAACAGTTATAGGTAATACTATCTTCTTAATGGGTATGCCAGTAAGAGTTGATATTAAATTATCATAAGCTTGTATAAAATTACTTGCCGTTACCATTAAACTGTTCTCTTATACTATCTATTACAGCATCTTGTATTTCGGATATGTCTATGTTATTAACATCATTTGCGGAAACTATATCATCTCCAGCATTATTAACTATCCAGGGGGGAGAAATATGAGTCGGCGCTCCTGAAGGGAATCCGTATTCCCCCAAGAAATCTGCATGGACTTTTCGTCTCCCTTCCTCATCTTCTAAGGTTGGGAATACGTCTCCTAAATCAAAAACACCAGCATCTGTAGAGTTGGGGTAATTAATTGTGGGGGAAATTTCCTCCACTTCCTTTCTCATAAAATTAAGAAATGATTTAGTGAAGTTAATATCTCCATCTGATTTATACATAAGTTCAACTCCTTTCTCGTGTGTTTCTTCTTTAGATACTAAACAACTGCCGTCTATACAAGAAGAAGTTGCGGCATCCTCAGTTTTTAATATATCGAAAGAGGCTCCTTGATTGACACCCTTTTCACATACAGTTACCTCAGCAAGTTCTAATTCATCTACCTGCATTATACTTTGAAGCCCCTTTTGTATAGTTTGTGTTTTTGTAGCACTACCCGCGATACTATAGCTTTTTAATTTACCCTCATGAATCTGTTCCATTACTTTCTTAGCGATTTTAGTATCATTCCTAAGCTCTGTAATGAAAAATAAACCTTTATCATCCACACCGGACTTAAAGATCTGTCCGCCCTTTGAAATGTATGCTGGTAAAGCCCAACCTACCTGAACATCGGAATGTAATACCATAGCATTTCTTGTACGGAAATTATCCATATATTTTGTAAATGCTTTCCCTAAAGCATCTGTAGTTATAAGGTGTCCTTCCCTATCAACTAATTCAATTGAGGCGGGACCACCAACCACTAAGGAATCGTCATCACCTATGTTCATTTTAGTTAATGCTTTCGAGTAAGTTTTGTTGTCAGGGTAAGCCCTACATAATGTAAGTAATTCCGCTGGACTGGATATCCCAGCTTTATGTAAACGTTTATATTCGTCTAAAGCAGGTTTAATATCATCTAAAGTGGTTCTTCCATCAGTAGCTTTCTCTAAAAAGATAACCGGACTATCATCATCCGGTACATAATAATTAGCCCAATTTGATGGGTTTGGTATTGGCGCAACTGATGTTTGAATGGTTTCTGTAGTCATTTTAAATACCCCAGATTACTCCACTAACTGTTGGAGTGTTTTGTGCTGCTATTATTGAAACCTTCTCAGTGAAGTGCAACGGAAAATGTGTTTCAAATACCCCTTCAGAAGAAGTAGCAATTTTAGGTAATATTGGTACTCCAGTTGATGAAGTTGCTGTTTGGTCAAAAGCTAGATAAAGTATGTCTCCGCTTGTAGTGGATTCGTTAGTTATCTTAATACCTTTTATAACCGTTATGCCGGGTCTTTTTCTTGAAGTAGAAGCATTAGCAGTTCCTGACCATTCATAATTAACCCCCGTAGATCCATCTAAGTAGGTGGAAACTGCTGTGGTATCTTCCCTTACTTCAAACATAATCTTATCAGCGTAAAAATTGATGTTATGTTGTGCAAATGAAGTTAAATATAATCTATATTTTGCAGCGGCTGTGAGTCCAGCTATTGTGTAAGCAGCAGTTATTCTAGTCCAAGAGGTTGCTAGGTCACTAGAACCTGATGTTGCTAATACACTTGTACCAGCAGCATCTCGAATCTCTAATTTAACAGTACCTGAAGCTGAAGCACCACGATGTTCTACATTTACAGATAAATGTTGGGGGTTAACACTAACAGGAACTGTGGGAGATTCCCAGTACCAACCTTCACCTGCCGCACTGTTGTCAGGATTTGCTAGTAAAGAAGCAGCACCAACGGACTGTTGTCCTGTGTCCCTGGTTATAGAGCTACCCGTAGCAGTGAACCCATCAGCAGAACTAAGTGCCGTCTCAACTCTTGGGTTAGTTACCCAGTTTGTTGCTATTTCCCCTTGAGCAGCAGATAAAATGGTGGATGCTGTAGTGGAAGTAGCTTCTCTAAAGGGATAATATTTTGTGTACGCGTGTACAGATTGTCTTGTAGATGGGTCTATTTCCCATTCTTTATAATCTGTATGTCTTTCATTAGCCATGTAATACTCCTATTTGTCCATGAAATTAATTAGGGTTATAAAACCACCCATTACAGCGGATGTGTGGAGTATTAATACGCTTAAAGCTATAACTACTGTTTTACCGCCATATATTCTGCTTCTCCACATCTTAAAATCATCAAGAGAATTATGAACGCTTTCTAAACTAGAGCATAAAGTAGCATTTAAAGTATTTTGACTTTCAATATAAGCATCGAGGCGTTCCATATAAACTGCTAAGTTTATTTCGGTTGAATTTACTATACTGCTCATTATTTATTCAGTCCCATAAATTTATCTCCCGATTAAAATTTACAAATAAATTTAAAAGTAACCACGCCCCAATTTGGGGCGTGGCTAGATAATTATTTACTATGCATCGTAACCGTAAAGTTTAATTACAAATTTACCGGCTGTATACGCATTATCTGACGTTGACCCACCATTAGTTAGATATAAATATCCATCTGCTGGGGGCACAGTAGTAAATCCTTGTGATGCTGCAGCAGTCCAAGCCCCACCATGGGCTAACAAAGCTGTTTCTGTTAGGTCTGCAATTGCTGCGTCCTCTGCACCGGTAGCTACAGTAGCTGAGTAAACATCAATGTCTGTTGACCCGCCAGCGGGTACTTCAATGCATGTCATATACCCACCTAATATAGTTCCGTTTGTAGCGGCGGTTATTTGACCAAAGTGACAGTTTGCAGTCCCACCATCTTTACCAATAATATCACCAGCAACATTAGAAGCGAGACCAGTTATATCAAAAACGAGAGTTGTCTCAATAATAGTACCTTGCTGTACTACTCCAGCTTTATAAAGAGTGCCAGTACCAGTAGTAACACCAGTTCCCGCAGTCATTTGAGCTGTAGTTCCTAATGCTACAGTACCAGTAAATTCGGTAGCTGCTGATGTCACATTAAGAGAATCTCCATCCCATGCAATTGTAGCATCACTACCTGTACCAAAAATGATAGTTTCATCATCAGCGAAATAGTTAAAGTCATAACCTAATGAAGACCGGGCAAGTACCCTAGTATCACCAGTTACATCAGACATTTTAAATGAATGTTTTACCATTTAATTCCTCCAAATTATGGCGATTTTATTGTACCGCCGACATATAAATGTTCATTATTTTCATTATAATGAGGGGTGGGTTTCCCCACCCTTCATTAATAAACTCTAAGATTACGCACTAAGGTCGGCAATCTTAGCTTGCACCCAAATATTCTTACATCGCATCTCACCCATGGTATAGAGCAAGCCCCGTACCACTAGAGCATTAGCAGCGAAGTAATCCCTGTTCTCTATATATTGAGTAGGCTGAGCCACAGCCACCTCTATATAATCCGTATCGAGTACATAGACGTTAGAACCTAGAACAGCATCTGCTGTAGATACAGATTTAGGCACATCAGCATCTGGGAGTATCGGAATACCCTGATAAGTAGCTAAAACAAGTCCTGTTCTAGTACCTGGATAGGTCCGTTCGGATCCTACGCCAACTTGATATTCTTCTTGTCCCATATACCTTTGGTTAGAGTTGAGCAATCTTTCAAGATTGAAATATTGATCGTGACCCAAAAGTATTAGTTTTGGCTCCCCACCATTCTGCCTTACTTTCTGTATAGCTGTATCTATCAAATTCAAAGATAGAGACCTTCCTGTACCACTGTTATATGATACGGAAGCACCAGCATCCCAATCACCAGCAGTTCTGCCTGCTAATGTTAGGTCATAAGCTCTTGTTCTAGCAACACCACCACCAACAGCAGCACCGTCTTCAGAGACGATGTCGTCAATTGAAGTCATTCCAGCTCTGGAATATATGTATGCTACGTCACCGTCAGCAAAGGTTGTGCCAGAAGCTACGGTAACTACACCAGTTGAGGTGTTAACTGCGGATACAGCAGAACCAGAAGTTCTATCGTGTCCAGTTGCCGAAACGTCATACTGCGATACTGCATCTCCAATTTTGAAGTGTTTTGCAATAGCAGCAGGAACTGTGAATGAAGTCGTTGCTCCAGCAGATGTTAAATAAGCTGAACCAGCCATTATTTCTTCATTTATTTCCTTGATGTGGTCTAACTGAGCATTTTCGTTCTCCAGTGCCAGAACATCTCCAACACCACCCTCTAATTGTGCTGTGAAGACTGACTTCACGGAAGCACCGAAAGTGGTTGAAACAATTCTAGGTAAACTCTGAACTGTTTCTATATTAGAGACATCTACTGTTGGTAGAGTTCCAGTCTCAGTTACAGGTCGTGAACGTCCGGAACCTCTATCGGTCCTTACCCTCCAACCTGCTGTGTTTCCCCATACGACGCGGGGAATAGCGTTGAAAAATCTGGTTTGGTTGTTTAGAGCCTGCCAGACTTTTCGTCCATAAGTTGTGTTAAAAATACCTGTAGCAGTATCAACGGTAAAGTATGACTGCTTTTGCAGATACTCTTCACCAAATACTGACTGATACAATCCTCGTTTGGACTGCGCCAGATATTCTGATAGACTTGGATTAGCCATTAGCCAATATCCTCCTGATTATTTATTAATTAATTGTTTAACCTAAAAGTTCCTGGGGCACTCCATCAGTGTTACCTGTGTGGATATTGTGCTGTAGATCCCTAAGTTCCTTATATGATAATGAAGTCAATTGGTCGGCAACATCACCATTATCGGATTTAACTAGTGGAGTAGTATCTACTCCTAGACCTTCGGATACTTTAGGAGCTTTAAGTGAAGTCAATTCAGTGAAACCCATTTTTCGTAGGCGCTCTTCTGCTAGATCGTTACTATTAGTAAGAGCTTTCTCCAAAGCAGCAATCTGCTTCTTCATCGACTTCAATTCGTCTGACTCTTCTTCGTCTTCTCCATCTTTTTCAGGAACATCAGCTGCTTCATCATCCTCATCATCTTTGACTGCATAAGCCATTCCACCCTTTTCTTTTTCCTCTTCCTCATCATCTTCTTTCTTAATACTTGCTTGTATTGTATTTTGTTGCTCTTCTATATCAGTAGAAATGTCTGCATCCTCTGAGCTGTCATCCGCATCAGCTGCGGTTCCAACGGAATCAGCAGGTCGAGAATCACCACTAACATCTAATCCAGCCATTTCGTCTTTCAAAACAGAAAGAACTTCACTTGCAATTGATTTAACTAGATCTGCTTTAGCAGCTTCACTAGCTTCTGCTTGCGCCTTCTCAATAGCATAAGATTCCTCTTTTGCTAATCTAACATCCATTTTCTGTAAAACTTCTGCTACAGCGGCAAGTGCAAGGTTAGTACCTTCCATTTGTTTTTCGATGCGTTCTGTTACATCTGCCATAAAACCATACCTCCATGAGATAAATTACTTTTTATCCATCGTGAAGGTTGGTCTGAGCCACCTCCGACCTTCATAATAGAACTAAATATAACGCTATAAAATAACGTCAATATATTATACTCATTAAACTTGAAAATCCTACAGAATTATATAAGGTATAATATATTTAGTGTGTATCGTGGGTCTTGGGTAGTCCATTTGCGTCTAAAAAGATCATTTCTTTTCTAAAATCATATAGGGGTACTTGTATAAGTTTCTTTTGTTTTTCTACTTGAGTGCCTTCGGGCGTAAATGCTTCAATTAAATCTAATACCTTACCTACCATTCTACTATGTATAGCCACTATATATTCTTGTGTTGGTGTTACTTTACTAATATCTACCATTATTTCCTCCGGGTTTAAGAAACTATCCTATCCCTGATCTGATTTGATCTGTTTCTAATTTTTTTATTGTAAGTTTTTTGGG